CTGCACTTTTGTACTCTTTTGAAAACCTTCAGGTATAGCACCCTGTGCTTGTCCACCAAATGTAGGAATAAATACGTCTCTCTGACCCTCTTTGCTATACCTCTCTACTGAGAATGGAACACTATAAGGATTTACTTGCTGGGGAACAGCACCACCTGCAGCCATATTTAGCTGTCCCCCTTTAGCTTTTTTTAATGGTTTCTCCTCTGCCTCATCCTCAATCTCATCTAAGATATCATCAAGCTCTGTTTCAAATTCGCCTGTATCATCTTCAGTGGCTTCATCTGCATTGCCCATCTGACCCATAGCTTCCATCTTAGCTAAGCCCTCTTTAGCTGCTTGTCTAAGATCCATAAGCTTCTGTAAGCCAATAAAGCGTACAACATCTGCAGGAAATACAAATTCCCCTTCACTTAATTGTGCAGGTATATCATCACGTACTTCTTTCTTCAGTGAGCCTGTAGGTACTTCATTGCCACTTGCTTTATCGACAGTGCCTCCCTCTTGAAGTAAGCCACCATCTTCAAAGAGTTTCTTCATTTGTTTCTTTGTTTTCTTTACTACTCCACCTTTTGCATAAGCAGTTTCTTTTTGTTGCAGATAAATCTCATCGTCAGAAAGACCCATGTCTTTAGCTGAGCGAATAATCTGAAGGTACTTATGTGCCCCCATATTTTCAGGTTCTTGTTCAAACATACGTTTTACTACAGGGTACATATCTGGATTGTCTTTCCATTTGTTTGTACCTCCACCCGCACCAATAGCATCGTTATAGGCAGAAACAATAGAAAAACCTGCACGTGGATCTGGGTTGTATTCTTCATCCCCAGTCCCTTGATGTGTAACCCTGAGTGCTTTTCTAGCTAATAAAGATTCAAAGTTTAAAGGTTTATAATCTGCTACTAGACTTTTATTAGTAGATACTAAGTCCTTATAATCTTCAGGATTTATTTTACTCTTGGGCATTGATTTCATCTCTTAGCCTTTTCATCTTCATGAGGGCATCTAATGCCCCCTGTGCTCTATAGACATCCACAGGATCTTTTGACTGCTCTAAGACCTTGTAGTACCCTCTTGCCTTACTTTCTAGTGTGGCAGTAAAAGCATCCCATACAAGTTGGGTGTTAAAGACACTCTTAAGTCTGTTGAGGTGCTGCTGGTCTTGGGGTTGGTTGTTGTGCATTACCTGTAAATCCTTGCTCTCCTGGGGTTGGAACTTGTCCGATACCTATATTACCTCCACCTGTACCTGCTGTATCTGCTACACCTGGAACACCAGCAGTAGCTTGTGCCTGTGCAGTGGGGCCTTGTGCTGCCATTAATGCTGCTTGCAATGCAGCCTCTTCCATATTGTTAGTCACTTTATCTGGATCAAGATCCATGGACTTAGCAATCTCACGAATGATGTATTGAAACTTAGCAAAGGGCATTAAAGCTGGAGCACTTGCAATCTGTAGGAATTGCATAAGTCTTTGGCTACGTACCTCATTTGCCATGAGACTTTCAGTACCACGTGCTTTAACTTCTAGATCGCCACGAATCTCTGGATCAAAGTCAAACTGCATATTGAAGTTAAAGAATGCCTCGCCTAGTGGTCTAAGCAAGTAATCATCTACATTCTTAATGACAGTCTTGATGGTGCCTGAAGCTGCATTCATCAACATACTAATGCCACTTGCAGTACGTCCTACACCTGCAACACCTGTCTGACCATGGGAGAATGATGGGATGCCTGTAGCTTCATCTGCCAAGACACGTGCCTTGTCAAACATTTGTAGATTCTCGTTAGACACATTAGGAAACTTAGTGCCAAAGATAGCTTGTCCTGGTGCTCCACCCTGTCTGCGGAATACTTTACCTGGGAATATCTTTAAGTCTTGTCCTGGTACTAAGTTAGTCTCATCCACTTCAAAGACTAAGTTACCAGACAGCACACCATTATCTACTGCCATACGCATAAAGCCATTCATAAGCATCTGCGTATCTTCCATATTCTCTGCTACACCAATACCAAACATCGAATAGGGATTTAGTTCGTAAGGTACAACGTAGTAGGGGATCTTGGCAGGTTTAAATGGATTAAGAACCATGCGAATGATTCTGTTATTAACAACCCATATATTTGCTTGTAGCTCATCTACACCACTAAATGCATCAGGGATCTTGACTCCGTTCTTCTCAAGTAATTCCCTGTCGATTGCTCCCCAGAACTCCAATACTTCAAACCTATCGATACCAGCATCAGTACGGTAATCCCGTAGATCATCTTCCCAGTACTTCTTAACATAAGTTTCACCACGGCTAATGACTTCATCAATAACTGCTTTACGGAAGAAGGGACGCTTCTTGAGTTCACGTAATTGTGATCGGCTAAGCTTGTGCCTTTCAACACAATAGCTAGACTCTTCCATGCTATTTGCATCAGGATCTGGATAGAAGTTCCAAACACTTACATGCGCTGTGTCAGGTCTAGTTTTAATCGTTGGTGAATAAGTACCGTCTTCTTTCCAGTTAGCATATTCTTTATCATAGGCAAAAGGACCCTTCATGACCCCTGTACCAAACAGTGCTAATTCAAATGAAGTGTGCCTGAGTTGCTTAGTAGCTTTACTTTCCTCAAGCTGATCCTTAATCTTCTTCTCCATCTTTTTAGCTGCTACCATGGCAGGGCTAAATGTGATGGATGTAGGTGTTTGTCCTACACCTTCCTTTAATCCTGTCACACCTTTAAGCTTGGTTTTAAGCGAGCCTAGACGGTTCATAAGCGTGTTAAAAGTAGAACCAGGCTCTAGGGGTGCACCATCACCTGCGTAGCCATACAAGCTTGTTGCAGGGGCAGGTAACGGCTTTTGCTGTGACTCTTTAGGATCAAAGTGTACATCTGCTGCAATACCCTCTGGGAGTATCGTAGGATCTACACTGATAGGAAATGTATTGTTAGAGAATAGAACTTCAATGATCTGACCGTAAGCAGCTAGAACCTTTGTTTTCGTAACCTTGATAAAGACTCGGCTCTTCTCTGACTCAGTAAACTGTACATCAGGACCGTAGATACCACGATAGTTACGATATGCCTTTAACCAACGCTCTTCATCAACACGCCTTGCATCTTCAGCCTCTTTAAACTTACGCATTACTACATTAATGACTGGAGCAGCAACCATATCCTCAAATTGCTCTGAAGGTACGTCATCTAAGCTGAGCTGCCTATCTGTAATAAATTCAGAGTTTTGTGTTTGTTCCATTATCAGTATCCAAAAGTTTTACATGCCGTAGGCATTGAGTTAGATCGTTGTGATGCAGGGTCATAATCCCAGATAGAGAAGCGAGGTCTACTCATAACACCGTACCTAAGTGCATCGTACAAGTGATCTTCTGCCTTTGTGTTGATATCTTCTGGGTTTGCTTTATCTAAAGGCAATATAGGCAACTGTGCAATTAAATTAGTACAGTTATCCATGATCACTAACCTTGGTTCTTGGGTGAAATCATCTAACTGTAACCGTCTGTGTATCTCATTCTTACCTGATACACGAGAACCTGCACTACGATCTGCTGGCCTCCACCTACAACCCTCAGCAATCATCTGCTCAGCAAGTGAAGGCCCAGTATCACCACGCCTATGCCAGCAAGAAGAATCAAGAACGCCGTAACGGATCTGTCCATCATGTTTCTCAGCGTCTAATATCCTATGTGCCAAGTCTTTTGCTAGCACTTTACTGACATACAACTCTCTATAAACGATTAATTGCTCTGAAGGGGATACAGCAAACCACAAAACTGCTGAATATGATCCGTACCCGTAGTCACATGCCCTGAACTTAACCCAGTTATTGGGTATATGCTCGTGTTTAATGACATGTATGGGCCTACTAAACTCTGGAAATGCTGCACCTTCAGCGACATCCCAGTTACCCTCAAGCAATTGCTTACGTTGGTGTTCAGGAAGTGACAACAACATGGTTTCGTAATCACCACCTTCAGCAAGATAGGGGTTATCTGACAACATTGCAGGGATAAATCTGCGTTTAAACAGGGGTTGACCCTCTTTACTGTGACCTTTTGGGTACGTAAGGGGTGTGCCTGTGTCTATATCTGTTGCCCAGAATGCCCTACCAGCAGTACTAGGGTCTATAAACATCTTTTTAACCCATGCATGACCAGGACCACCAGGGTTTGTAGTGGCTCTCATGTAAGTAGGTAGATCTGGTGCGGTACTCCGCAAGCGAGAACGCATATAATTCCATGCAAATGGAGTTTGCCATTGCGTCAATTCATCAAAACCTACCCAACTAAACGAGAGTCCTTGATACCTGAGTACATCCTCATCACGATCCAAGTAAGAGAACCACAAACGTGCTCCACTTGGTGCCTGCCACTGCATCTTCCTTTCAGACCATTTGATCCCAGGATAGATTCTTGGGTACAACTCCTGACTTTTCCAAATCAGTTCCCGTAATTCTTCTGTCGTGTGTCGTAATAACAAGCCACTAAACTGTGAATGTCCCATGTACCGCATGGGATCTGCCAACATAGCGAAGCTTTTACCACCTCCTGCCGCCCCACCATACAATACTTCACGTTCATTGGCAGCTAAAAATATAGACTGTGGACCAGGATTAGGTTTAAATATTACGTTCTGGTGTTGTTCTATCTGTTGTATCTGAGCTTGCTGGTGTTGCTGCTGTTCTATTTCGATGTTCTGGATCGAGATGTCTGGCACTTTCAACGATTTCTTTTGCTTGGTTGTAGACTTTTGTGCCTTTTTTGGACTCGTACTTTTCCGCAAGCTCAAGGGCTTCTTTGTACCTTCTGGCCCAGGACCTAAGTATGCTAACTTTGGCTTTTCTTGATCGCTCATGCTTTATTCTGTAAAGTAAGCCTACGTGACTTATATACCTTCCTGTGACCTTAGTTAGCCATGCAGCTACATTCCTAGACGGATACTGCTTTAAATACTTCTTTGCTTTCTCTAGTGCCTCTAATTCATGGGGTATGGGGATTAGAAGCATCTTATTTTCTTCTGAAAACTTATATCCAAATGGAGGTTTAATAAGTTTTACAGCAGTAGGTATGGGTACATACTCACCTGTTTGTGATGCATCTTTGGGTTGAGGCAATAACCACTTACCTGCCGCCTTTCTTAATGGCAATAGCCCTTGAGTCATTACTACTCATCCCCTTCTACTCTATCTTTTGGTGGAAGGATCATTAAACCATTATTGGTTTCAATCTGTACTTTCTCTGTTTTAGCTAAACCTACACGATCTAGCAAGTCTTTGGCTGCATTAAGTTTATCACGAATGCCTAATTCAGTAGGGTCTACCATGCCATCGACAAGTGAAATAGCTGCACGTGGGGCATTACGTGCCATGTACATCTGTGTAGCTTCTAGAATCTCTTCTCTTAATCCACGAATAATATCAGTAGTGGGATTAGTAGGAGAATAACCAGCAATGATTTTAGCACGATTGGGATCTCCTCTAGCTTCATCAAATAGTGCAGCAAGAAACTTCTGCTGTAATTCGGTTAGTTGCCTTGCCATAATATTAGTCTCTGTATGGTTTTACTTTCTTTGCAATAGCTTTCGGTTGAGCTACAAACTGTTTACCTTTTTTAGTACCTTCTCGTTTTGCTTTACTGGTAGCTGCGTACTCTGAAGATGATAAAGCATTAATTGCCTTACGTGGTAGATATCTTTCTCCTGTAGCTTCTTTGCCCAGTGTTGATGGTTTACCTGACTTTGTTCCCCAATCTTCCTTGGTCCATTTACTGAGACTCTTTTGTGATTCAGTTTTAGCTCCAGTATAGCCTCCACCTTTTTCTTTGTATATTTTACCTGCTAACTGCATAGCTCTAGCAGAGTGTTTACCACCCATCTTAGCTTTAGCTTCTGCCTTAGCTTTTTCCCAAAGCTTTTCGTTAGTACGTGCCATTAAAATTGTACCGGATAGAATGCTTCATCAACTGTGATAAACACAGATACACTACTACCTGCACTTGCTAATCCCTTTAGTTTATCATTCTGAGCTAAATAGAAAGCATTCTCAACTTGAATGAAGCTATTGGGATCTATAATAACTAACTCAGCAATATTGTACGTTGTAGCTGTAGACGCTACATACCAATCTAAAGAAAACGTAAGTGTTGAAGCTGTGGTATTGCTAATGAAAATACTTGTAATGGTTGCTTTGTAATTGGCAGGTACTGTGTACAGATCCGATGTGGATGTTCCAAGCACAACAGGAATGGTTCTTAACTTGGGTACAATAATTGATGTTGTACTCATATTATGTTAAATCATAAAAAGATAAACTGCCGAATGCATCACCTGTCGTAGCACCTGAAACTGTTCGTATTGCAACTGTAAATACATCACTTACACCAGCAAGTGACACGCCTATTTGTAAATCAAAGTTGTAACCATCTGCAGATGCTAAGGTAGCAGTGCCCTGATTTGTTGATGTCACATAATCCTGTTTAATAATTGTACCACCGGAAACTGCTGTAGCAGTCACATCATAATCCACATGTAAGAAATCTGTCGTGTTATAAGAAGCACCTGTCAGTGTTGGATTCTTCAATAATACAACTTCGTAATTCTGGCTTGTGGTTGGTAATACCTTTAGATCGTTTAAAATAATTACAGAACTTAATGAATCACTTGCTAATCGAATAGATAATAAAGGTAAAAACGTGGTACCTATGGAACTTAGCTGGGTAGTTCTTCGTATAACGCTATCGGCTGCTACTTGTTCATACCCACCTTCTGAAAGCACAGAAGAACATATCTGTTTTAAACTAGATGCCGAGGCAGTAGCACCAGTATTTGTTATCTCATAACGAACGGGCAATGTAGCCGTTGTCATATAGACAGTGGAAATTAAATTTGCGTTATGGAAGGTGTGAGCAATATAAAACTTGCCATTAATCACAAACCCACAACGAACACTGCCTACACCTA